CTTTACTTGCAATGGCAATCTCATGGAAATTACAGGGAATTTAAGTTCTATACCTGCTGTTATGACTTACTTTTATTGCAGTGGCAATCTCCAGAGAATCACTGGGAATTTAAGTTCTATGCCTGCTGTTATGACTACCTTTATTTGCAGTGGCAATCTTGTGGAAATCACTGGGAATTTAAGTTCTATACCTGCTGTTATGACTTACTTTACTTGCAATGGCAATCTCATGGAAATTACAGGGAATTTAAGTTCTATACCTGCTGTTATGACTTACTTTTATTGCAGTGGTAGTTTAATAACAGTTACAGGATACACAACTCGCACATGGGCTAATAATATGAGGCGGGTTTATTTTATTCCTGGTGCAGGGTATGGTTTAACAGCCAGTGAAATTGACCAGTTATTGATTGATCTGGCCAATGTTGCAACTTGGGTAACAGAGAAGAGTATCAATATCTCTTCCCCGAATGCCGCAAGGACGTCTGCTTCGGATGCAGCATTTACAACTTTGACAGTAACTAAAGGTGTAGCGATTACTCCTAACCTTTAAAGGATAATATGATAGCCACATTTCAATTTAATAAAGATCAATGGACTTCTAAATCATTTGAGATCCATAAGGCAATTGAAGCCCTTTGTGGACCGGTAAGTTTTTCTTGCATGGGCCAGACAGAAACAACCTGGAACGTACAATTTATGAGTACAGATGATACTGACAGCAAATGTACTTCCTTGGATACACTTCAATATTTCTCAGAGATAAAGTTAGGTACAGAAGAGACTGGAATTGAAATAGTTCCGGTTAAATACATTTTTACAGAGGAGAATTATGAACCGCAGATGGACTGATAAGATAACGGTTGATGTGATTATTGTGTACACTGCAATTGTGTTCGCAGTAAGTTCTTTAATTTTTGCATTAATATTTTATAAATAGGAGATGCACATGAAGGGTGAGGGAGTAAGTACAGTGGTAAGAATGACTCAGGCAGAGGCATTTGGAACGCTTGGTCAATCGTTAGATGGTCATCAGATTGAGATAACGGATGGTGTTAACAAGGGCACATTAATGAATTCTGGTGCTGCCGGGTCCACGCCATCAATGCCGGTTACAGAAGCGTCTATTCAGACGATACTTGCGGCATCCCTTGTTAAGATCCAATTAACCGGGACGGGTGCTGTCCCAATAACAAGCGCATTACACAAGACCGCAGAGGTACATATTAACACGGGAGTTACATCCGTGACAATGGCCGTTGCAGCTTGGAGTGCAACAGCACCGAATATTTTAACAGTTGAATTATATAATGATACAGCGATTGCAATTCCGGTTACAATAGCCGGGTTCAATGGTGGACTCTCGCTTGATGCAGATGTAACCAATGATATAGGTGGAACTGGTACTCTTGTCACAATACCGGTTAATTCATCTGTTCAGATTTATGCCGATGCGGATGGATGGGTAAGGGCTAAGAAAACCTCTGAGGTCACCCAGGCTGAATTGAATGCTGTGATCGTCCAGAGTGCAAATGCCTTACCTTGGGCTGCTACAACACTTGTCCGTGCAAATGAATTCAGGACTGCAACAGTTGCAGTTGGCGGATTCGTAGTTGGGCAACTGATAAGCAGCCCTTCATTAAGGACCACAGGAGCTACATTCAATGCAGCTGAGGCTATGTTATGGAATGATGCAGCAATAGGCAAAGCAAACACGTCGGTAGTAACTGCCAATGAAGTAACAACACAGAGAGTCCACGAGAAGGCGCTCACCAAAACACCTTTCCTTGCGCACCCAGTTAATTTCACTGCGAATACGCTTACATCTGGTGGCGAGCTTTACACACTACTTGCTAGTTCAGAATTTAGCAGTGTATATGCAGCATGGAGGGCGGTGAATAACAATGATGCGGAATCTTGGGCAGTGCTCGGAACGGGGAGTACAGCCAATGTAAATCGTTGGATACGTATGCAATTCGCAGTTCCAAAAATTTGTACAAGGGCTGTTCTCCGTGGGCGGGGAGGTACAGTAGAACGTATAACACAATGGAGGATTGAGGGTTCAAATGATGGTGTTATATGGACATCGCTCACATCGCAAACAGTAACTCTTGGCGTAACCACCCAAACGTTCGATTTCATGAACACCACAGCATATCTCTATTATAGATTGTGGGATATCGTAGATGAGGGAGGTAATGTTGGGCTTTCTCGTATAGAGTTCCACGAAAGCGTATATGCCCCGGCGATGATAACGGAGTATGATTGGGCAGGTAGCACAATTGTCCTGGCCAATGAAATTAGACGAGCAACTGTAAGTGCTGGTCAATTTGCTATTGGTGATACAATGCGGTCTAATTCAACCAGGACAACAGGTACAACGTTCAATGCAACTGAAGCTGCGAACTGGACGATGATAAGCAGGGTTCTTTGTGCTACGACCTTAAATATTCCTGCTGATTTATCAGTGGCGCCTGGATTTGCCACAACATATTTCAGCTTTGTATCAGAGCAGGCCGACTCTCATAACTTCCATGATAACACAACGAACCCAACGAGACTAACCGCACCTGCTACTGGGACGTACCTATTAACTGGGAAATGTCCTACGAACAATGGTACGGTACAGAGCTACAGATTCCTTGCTTATCGAGTGAATGGAGCTGGTGCTTCCCAGTCTATTACAATGGTTGATAACCCGGCTGATATTGGAATGTATCTCACTGGAGTACAATCTATTGTTCTTAATGCAGGAGACTATATTGAAGTAGGACTTGGAAATTTTAGTGCTGAGGCTTACACCACAGGGGATGAAGGCTCAGTTACATTGGTAAGGGTATAACATAATCAATAGGGTGGCATTAAGTCACCCTACTTATAAGGAGTAAAAATGATAACTTCAAGAATTGCTGCTGACGCTGGGGACCGATCAGATGGGTGGTTCTACGGCGGACCGAAGGAAACCACTGTAGACACTTATTTATTAAAACCAATTATAACCTCTGCCGTGAAGGTGGTTCGAATGGACAACACTCCGACAGGAGAATCCTTTACTGACTTGTCCGCTGTTTCAACGTCGACCGATCTGAATGATGTAGAGCTATGGGGTACGATAGCAAATTTGTCCCTTGCAGATGCAGTATTTATCTCTAATGGGGCCGTAATGAAGCAGATATTCTTCCGGATCATGACAGCTGGGGCTTACACCACATCAGGGTTACGCCTGTGGGATTCCACAAACGGGAGTGCTGCAAAGCGGGAGTTAGTTATAACAAATGATGCCACGAATGCCTTTAGGAACACAGGATGGCAGGCATTAACATGGACACAGCCAGCAACCGAAATGCAGTCATTTGCCTTGAACCCACAATCAGAAGAAACGTTGTATAATACAGCATATCCTTGGTATAAGATAACCTTTAATGGGCTATCAAATATCACGGCTACACCACTTTTATCCCGGATACTTGGTCATTACCCAACAGATGGGCAAAAGTACCTGAATGCCACTGCATACGTTGGAGGGGATACGAATCCAGCAGTTGCACCAACTTCATTAGCTACCATCTTCCCTACAATAGATGATGAAGCCGTTATGATTACACCCACAAAGCCTACTTCCATTGTAAGGTATGTATTCAGGAGGATTGAAGACTTCGGCGCAAGGCTCACTAAATATCTATCTACCGATGGGACATATAAGTTATTCCAAAACTTGGTCGATCCATCTGATGGTTTAAGGAACGGACCTGCGGTTAGCACTATCCCACCCATAAGGTACGAAACTACATGGAGTATGCCAACCGATATGGCGTCAGTTACAAAGACTTGGCCCATGACAGATGGTACAACGCTTACGACTACAGGTTATATAGTTACCTTCACCCATGCCAATATAACTGCACCAGGTGAATATAGTCCTGCAATCAGTGTAGCCAGGGTTAAAAAATTCGGGCCAACTGCGGTAGGGGAAGCTCAGTTAACAGCAAGGACTCTTAAGGGTGTTGTTATTAACCGGGTTGGTGCAATGTCAGCGAATACAACGATTGAGAAGGTTAATGTTACTACTGGCCAGGCAGCCAGTCTTGTTATTAACACTACCGATGATTTTCCTATCACAAAGGATATAACAGATATTTCCTTTGCTGTAGATGATAAGCTCGGTGGCAGGTTCGTGGATGGGGCAGAGATGAAAGACGTAGAGATGGAGCATGTCTGGGGGTAATATGGAATTTGAGAAGGTGAAAGCCGAAATTTTGAGTTACACGGTTTCGTTTTTATGTTGGATGGTGCCCGATACGTTGCAGGATTGGGCAAGCTTGTTTGCTTTATTGGTGGCTGCAACCACCTTCTTCTTTGTCACGCTCCCAAAAGCGTGGCCGAATATCAGAAAGTTATTCAGGAGGTGCAAGTGAATTTCGATAAAGTTAAGGCTGAGGCAATCGCAGACGAGGGGATTAAAACCCGTGCTTACAAATGCACGTCTGGGAAATGGACGGTCGGTATCGGTTTCAATTTTCAGGATGTTGACTTCCCTGCGGAAGTAATTGATCTCCTGTTTGAAACCAGTTATATCGAGGTTTACAAAGATCTGCATAAGGTTTTCCCTGACCTTAAAAAACTACCTGAAGAACTCCATCATGTTCTTTTTAACATGAGGTTTCAGCTTGGACATGGTGGATTCCGGAATTTCAAAAAGATGATCGATGCCGTCAACAGGCTGGATCTCTCAGGGATGATAAGAGAAATGAAAGATTCTGACTGGTACCGGGACAAGTATACCCATGGCCGGGCGGAGAGGCTTGTAAACAGGGTTGAAAAACTATTAAGGGGGTGATGTGATTCAAAAAATTAAAGATCAACCAATAAAAGTACTGATTATTATTTGCGGATCTGTTCTCGCAGGGATTGCGATGATCACCGGGGAAGAGCTTCCTAAATGGGTTTACCAATTAATTGCTCTTGTGGGGATGTGAAAATGATACCAAGATCTCTTGAGTATGTCCAGTTCCAGGGGATAGGATTTGTTTCCAGGATCATCCAAAAATTTACAAGGGATAATGATTCCCATTCTGCGGTCATGGACCGAGAAAGGATGTCGGACAAACAGTTGATCGAACAATGGCCTCACGATGGTGGAGTAAAATCCTGGATGGATTATTCCGATTATTCAGGACACACACCCGGGACCCCATACTCAATTTGGTCATTGGTGGTTTCCCCTGAATGTTATGATTTTGTGATGAATTTTTACCGGGAATCGGCGGCAAAGAGAAAAGAATATGATTGGGGCGGCATCCTTAACTTTGGCTTGAAAGGATCTGATAATCCGGATAAAACATTTTGTTCGGAAGAGATGGTCACACCCCTATGCGCTTTCATGGGATGGGATCAGATCAACCCGGCTGTTGTCTCCCCGGGAATTTTCCGGATGCTCCTGCAGGCAGCAGGGGCGCAAGAAACATATAAAGGTTTTACATAACCCAACCAAAAGGCGCACCGGCCATCATAACTCGGGCGGTGCGCCTTTTGGTTAAAGGATCGGTGTGCCGTTTATTGTTTTCAAATGGTGCTGATAACTTATCTCCCTTTTCAGATCCTTCCGTTTCTCCCCGTCCTTTTTTAAGAGAAACCCTTGGTATTCTTCTTTTGTCATTTTCTACCCTTTCGTTAAATAATTGGAAATTCCTTGATCACTTCCGGGTACCCGTAATTGTCTTTTACCCATACCGGGATATTTTTGTCTCGTGCCTCCCGGATCAGAAAATCAGCCCAGGCCTTGGGCGGTTTTTTGGCCCCTCTTGTGGAGTCGGCACCAATGATGATCCAGTTTAAATCGTAAAAATCACTGCTTATTGTGGGTGATTCTATTAACGGTTCAAACGACACGAATTTTTTTGCGGTTTCGGGCAATGATGCAGCCAATTCCTGCAAATTAAATATTGTTTTGTAAGTCCCATCAACGGATGTCCCGAACCAGCAATTATCCAAATTTTCAAGATGGAATTCTTTATATCTTGAAGGCTTCTTGGTCAAAAACTGGAAGGTTAGATAGGGTCTAATTGCCGCCTCAAATAACACTTCTGTGATATGCATATCTTTGACCCACTCACCCCACGTATCCCCGGATGAACCCACAAAGATTTTGTCACCGGGTGTTAATCTTTTAGACTGAAGATCTTTGAGGTATTCCGGGCGGTATTTTGGCTGCATTATACCAGGGAACCGTTTTTCCATCCGCAGCATGTAGCAATATGGGCACCCATGCAGGCATCCGGATATTGGATTCCATGTCCAATCAGTCCAACCTATTTTTCCAGGTCCTTGTCTGTTAAGCATTTTTTTTGTCCTTTCGTTTGGCTTTTTAATTTTTCATTCACGCTGTTTCCCTAATCAACCTCCCAATGTTCAATAGCTATGCCTAATGCCTCTATTACCTTCATTTTTTATTTATTCCTTATATTTACGGAACGAATTGCAAGTTTGTCCGGAATTGCCTCCGCTGAATGGGCAGATAGCCACTTGAGGTTAATCAGCGTGTCCGGAATTGCCTCCGCTGAATTAGCTGACAGATATATGAGATTCACCAGCGTGTCCGGGATCTCTTTGGCTGAATGGGCATACAGCCGGGTGAGATTCACCAGTGTGTCCGGAATTGCCTCCGCTGAATTAGCTGACAGATATATGAGATTAATCAGCGTGTCCGGAATTGCCTTGGCAGAATCTGCGGACAACTCTGTGAGGTTAATCAGCGTGTCCGGAATTGCCTCCGCTGAATGGGCAGATAGCCACTTGAGGTTAATCAGCGTGTCCGGGATTGCCTCCGCTGAATGGGCAGATAGCCACTTAAGATTAATCAGCGTGTCCGGAATTGCCTCCGCTGAATTAGCTGACAGATATATGAGATTCACCAGCGTGTCCGGGATCTCTTTGGCTGAACGGGCATGCAGCCGGGTGAGATTCACCAGCGTGTCCGGAATTGCCTCCGCTGAATGGGCATACAACTCTGTGAGGTTAATCAGTGTGTCCGGAATTGCCTCCGCTGAATGGGCATACAGCGTCGTGAGATTCACCAGCGTGTCCGGGATTGCCTCCGCTGAATGGGCGGACAGCGTCGTGAGGTTCACCAGTGTGTCCGGGATCTCTTTGGCTGAACGGGCATGCAGCCGGGTGAGATTCACCAGCGTGTCCGGAATTGCCTCCGCTGAATGGGCATACAACTCTGTGAGGTTAATCAGTGTGTCCGGAATTGCCTCCGCTGAATGGGCATACAGCGTCGTGAGATTCACCAGCGTGTCCGGGATTGCCTCCGCTGAATGGGCGGACAGCGTCGTGAGGTTCACCAGTGTGTCCGGGATCTCTTTGGCTGAACGGGCATGCAGCCGGGTGAGATTCACCAGCGTGTCCGGAATTGCCTCCGCTGAATGGGCATACAACTCTGTGAGGTTAATCAGTGTGTCCGGAATTGCCTCCGCTGAATGGGCATACAGCGTCGTGATTCTAACATCGACATCACCAACACCCTCAACATAAACCTTTTTCATTTTTTCCTCCTTATATTTACGGAACGAATTGCAAGTTTGTCCGGAATTGCCTTGGCTGAATGGGCAGATAGCCACTTGAGGTTAATCAGCGTGTCCGGGATTGCCTTGGCTGAATGGGCAGATAGCCACTTGAGATTAATCAGCGTGTCCGGAATTGCCTCAGCTGAATCTGCGGACAGCGTCGTGAGATTCACCAGCGTGTCCGGGATTGCCTCAGCTGAATGGGCATACAGCGTCGTGAGATTCACCAGCGTGTCCGGAATTGCCTCAGCTGAATTGGCAGATAGCCACTTGAGGTTAATCAGCGTGTCAGGGATCTCTTTGGCTGAATGGGCATACAGCCGGGTGAGATTCACCAGCGTGTCCGGGATTGCCTCCGCTGAATGGGCGGACAGATATATGAGATTAATCAGCGTGTCCGGGATTGCCTTGGCAGAATCTGCGGACAACTCTGTGAGGTTAATCAGTGTGTCCGGAATTGCCTTGGCAGAATCTGCGGACAACTCTGTGAGATTCACCAGCGTGTCCGGAATTGCCTTGGCTGAATCTGCTGACAGATATATGAGATTAATCAGTGTGTCCGGGATCTCTTTGGCTGAATGGGCATACAGCGTTGTGAGATTCACCAGCGTGTCCGGAATTGCCTCCGCTGAAGTGGCAGATAGCCACTTGAGGTTAATCAGTGTGTCCGGGATCTCTTTGGCTGAATTGGCATGCAGCGTTGTTATTCTAACATCGACATCACCAACACCCTCAACATAAACCTTTTTCATTTTTTCCTCCTTATATTTACGGAACGAATTGCAAGTTTGTCCGGAATTGATAAATAAATCCATTCGGGACCTTCATTACATAAACGCCAGGCTTTATCTCAATTTCATCATGCAACGCCATCCCCTGGAAAATCGATAGATCATCGGTCGAAGTATTGGGCCGCAAACCACAATCATAAAGGGTATCCATTAATGACTGCGCTTCAGACCTTGAGAGGATCAATAAAGAAGGGATGACCTGCCCTGGGTCAATTTTGCTGTACGGCGGTGTGCATAAAACGCTTCGGGTCTGCCGGTCGAATGCCTGTATCTCGATATCATCGGCCGAACTCTTTGAATTTATTGCTATGACTTCAGGCATGGACACAATCCCCCTCTTTAAAAGAATTTTTCTTCCATTAAATCAAACGGCCTGGCTGCAACAACCGGAACGGGCGGACAATGTGACACCAGGATAAGTGACCCGCTATCCATGGGGTACATATCTTTTATCCTGGTAAAAAGGTGTTTAAGTTCAGGCATTGTCATTTCTGCCCTGGGCGTTATGGATATTCTGGCTCTGACATCCTTATTGACCTGATGGATCTCATAGCCATTTTCCCTTGCATACCGTTTTAAGTATCGGTCGATATCCCTTCGGATTAAGTGTTCTTCCTGCCGGGGAGTGTTAACAACCGGTTCCCAGGGTGAAGACTCGTTCCCACCCAAGATTTTTTTGCTGAGGGCTAAAATCTCAGACCGCAGAGGGATGCAGGGTCCACGCTGTGCGCCTCCTCCTGATTCTCCGTCTGGGAGAGAGAAAAGGTCAAGCTGTTCTTCCCTTTTCTCTACTGGTAAGGCACGGGTTACTTGTTCTTTTTCAATAATCCCAACAAATTCCATAAATGCCTGATCTCTGGGCGCAAAAATATGGGCTTGCTGATCCCGGTACATTCCGCTGGCACGATCCCATCTGGTAGCACGAGAGACGCATTGTTCCAGCCATTCTGCTGACCTGATCCGGGTTAAGACACACACATGAGAAATCGGCGGGACATCAAGGCCCTCATAGGCCACAGCGATCGTGACCAATACTGGAGCTTTGCCCTTAAAAGCAGCAATATTTTTGGCGCAAGCATCTGACTCGTGACTGGTTGCCAGGAGTGCAGGGATACCAAGCCCTTTCAAGTGTTCAATACATCTCTTTGCATCTCCGATCCTGGCACACACGAAGAGAATCTTGGCCCCTGGTTGATTCTTTTTTGTCTCCAACCAATGGGCCAACGACTGATCGATCAACTGATCTGCAAATTCAGTTTGCAGCGCCGTAAACAATGCGCTTGCCCGGTCAGTTTTTTTCACAGCCTTGAAACTGTCAACTGAATGGACCTTTTCCCTGTCAAACTCCTTCCAAGAAAAAGATCCGTCGTGCAGGTGGAAAACAATTGGGAGTACCGCTTGTTCTCTGAGTGCGTCAGTCCTGGAATACCGGATAACATGAGTATTGGCGTCTCCTGACAGGTCAACATATCCATTCCGGTATTCCACGATAGCAATCTTTTTTTTGTTCGCCCTGGACAGGGTCCCGGACATCATGATCACAAAAGTTGCCGCTTCGATAATTTGGGCAACTGCTTTATGCCATGGACTGTCCTCTTCGACATGGTGAAACTCATCCAGGATAACGATTGTCCGCCGATCCTTGACCGCATCAACTACAAACCCGTTCTTGTCATGTCCCAGGGCCTGGTATGTCGTGACAAACCCATGCAGTCCACGGCAGGGGTTCCAATCATTCGTTGACGCCCTGAGAGATATTTTTGTCTCGAAAAGCTGCTGAAAGAAGGTATCCATGCAGACTTCTTCACACTGAGTTTGCAAAGATTTACGTGGCACGATACAACAAATTCTATCGGCCAGTCCCGCCTTGATCAATTTCCCCGCATTCACCGGGACTGAGCCTTTCCCCCCGCCCGGCACAACGGACAAAATAATCCTTTTGACACCCGCATATTTGGGGTGCCGGTTAATAATACCATCAATGACCTGGTTCAGTTGCCATTGATGTTGCCTGAGCTTTTTACTCATCATCTCTCTCACAGAGATAAGAAAACCAATACCCGCCGACACACGCCACCATCACGCCGATGACGGCTAATAGCAACTGGCTTTTAGCGTCATTTGCCTCACCTGTCACTAAAATGATTCCGGTCACGATCCAAATTGCGGGCAACACTTTCATAGCTTTTTTCATTTACTTCTCCTTTTTAGATTTGGCCGAATCGGCATACAGCGTTTTGAGGTTCACCAATTCAGCCGGGATTGACTCCGCAGAATCGGCAGATAGCCAGGTGAGGTTCACCAGCGTTGCCTGGATTACCTCCGCAGAATCGGCATACAGTGTTGTGAGATTCACCAAGGTTTCTGGGATTATCTTGGCAGAATTGGCATGCAGCCAGGTGAGATTCACCAGTGTTGCCGGGATTTTCTTCGCAGAATTGGCGGATAGCCGGGTGAGATTAACCAATTCAGCCGGGATTTTCTTAGCTGAATTGGCATACAGCCAGGTGAGACTCACCAATTCAGCCGGGATTTTCTTAGCTGAATGGGCATACAACTCTGTGAGATTCACCAGTGTGCCCGGGATTACCTTCGCAGAATCGGCAGATAGCCGGGTGAGGTTCACCAGCGTTGCCTGGATTACCTCCGCAGAATCGGCATACAGTGTTGTGAGATTCACCAAGGTTTCTGGGATTATCTTGGCAGAATTGGCATGCAGCCAGGTGAGATTCACCAGTGTTGCCGGGATTTTCTTCGCAGAATTGGCGGACAGCCGGGTGAGATTAACCAGCGTTGCCGGTATTGACTCCGCAGAATTGGCATGCAGCGTTGTTATTCTAATATCAACATACCCCACACCTTCAACATAAACTGTGTTCTTCTTCATTTACTTCTCCTTTTTAAAGATTCTTTTCGATCCCACACCGGCCAGACTCTTTAAAAAAAAAACTACTTTTCCGCCCTGTCTTTTCCGTTTTCAGAAATGCAAACATTGGCGGTGGACGTTGGCAAAGCCGGTCTCCTGTCGCACAATCGAGCATATTTTTTCCTGATCACTTCCAGGTCTGGGCGGCACTTAAAAAAACAACCCAACGCCTCAATAGTCCTAAGCGTTGGATTGTTAAACCTTCTTGTTAATAGCAGGTGGACGTATGCCTTTGAAAGGCCGGTCTCACTCGCTATTTTTCTAAATGTTAGTTTCATGGGTCATATGCTATTAGACAAATTAGATAATGTCAAATTGTTTTTTTTAAAAAAAATACTGTTGACTTATCCTCTTTTTATATGCGATGATTCCCGCCATCGATCCCACATCGGCCCGCCTCGAAGAAAAAATCAAAACCATTTATATTTAAGAAGGAGGTTCTCATGGACCAGAATGCAGAGTTGAGGGAAAAACTCACTCAGGCTAAAAAAGACGGACATTTTATTTTTGTTCCGTCAACACCGTTGCCCCAGGCAAACGGGATATTTGTCCCGGTGCTGGATATTATTAAATTAAAACCGGAAGATTTTTACGTGACTTCCGGTAAATTCGGCATCCACCACCATGCTTTCATGAAACTTGCTGATGCTGCCGGTATTCAATGGGCTGCTGAATCAGGGAGGGTAGGCCGCATAGATAACCGGGATAATCCCAATAATTATTGCTCGTTCAGGGTTGTTGGCCGGTTCCGAACTCAAGAAGGGCTCTGGGCAGAGATGGTAGGGCATAAACATATTAATTTGGATGCCAAGAGGGGATCAATTGAAGAAAAATATCGGACTCAGTTTTCTTTTAAAGTTAAGGATTTCAAGGCCGGAAAAGGGAAAACTCCCTGGCCGGCCGATGAAAAAGAATTTATCCGGTTTTATACAGAGCGGGACATCAACCAGATCAAAGAGACCCTGGACGAACGATGTGAATCAGGTGCCCAGGTCCGGGTGATCCGGAATATCCTTCATTTGCCGGTGGCCTTTTCTCCATACCCAAATGATAAAAATAATCACGACGGCATATCAAAAAACTTTTATATGGTGAGGTATGTCTTGGATTCGCTGAACCCGCTGGTTCAGCAGGTCCAGATTGCGAGTTTTGCGCAGGCATCACTTGGAATCTATGGACAAGCCTCTCCACAAGTGCAGCTTCCACAAAACAAAAAAGAGATAAAAGAGGTTTCCGGGTCCGATGAGACCATTGAGCGTCTCGGACAAACTCCAACCTCGGACGAATCCAGGTTGCTGGATTTTGAGAACCAGTCTCCTGAAGATCAGGTAAAAACGATCGAAGCCGCTATCAAAAAAACCGGATATACGGCACACGAAAAGACCATGTCATCCAGGAAGGCACCACTCCACAAATGGGAGCAGGCTGACCGGACTGGATATTTTATACACATAATAGAGGAAGGGAGGAAAAAATAATGGGAGCAAGCATTTTGCATTTTGCAGACGTGCATTATGAGGAAAAGAATCATGATGAAATAAAAAACTGCATGGAATATATGATCGGCGTGGCCGAACAGAAACGCCCGGATGTGATCATTTGCTCCGGGGACGTGACGAACAGCCAATATCTTGGAACTGACACCAAATCAGCAAAAACGATAGCCGATCAGTTCAGACGGCTATCAAATATCGCACCGGTTGCCGTTGTGGTCGGGACCCCAAGCCACGACGGACAGACACCGGAGATTTTGAAATATGTTTCCGGGAAAAACCCAATTTATGTCAGCACAAAACCGGAGCAAATTTATCTCCGGCAATTTGAAAGAAATCGGGACAAAATTGCCTATGAATGGGTTAAGGATACATACGTCCCGTCCGGGCAGATAATCCTTGCCGTAACACAAATTCCAGCCCCAACAAAAGAATTCTGGAAAAACCGACAGGGGATAGAAGCTGATAATCAGAACATCGCCCAGGCCATGGGTTCCATCTTTGCCGGGTTCGGGCAGGCAGCAAAACAATTTCCACGAGTACCGCACGTCCTGAACGGCCATTTTTCAATGAAGGGATCAAAAATTTCAGAAACGCAAACCCTCCCCGGTACGGACATTGCTATTGATACCGAAACTCTTTCTATGGCTCAGGCGAATATATGCCTCCTGGGCCATATACACATGGTTCAGGGTTATGACATGCCATCCGGGAAAAAAGCATTCCACGCCGGATCAATTTTCCGGAAAGATTTTGGAGAGCAGGGCCAAGCCAAGGGCTTTTACATACATGATATCTGCGATGACAACGAACCCGACCGGCATGAGTTCATCCAGACCCCCACCCGGGAAATGATTCAGGTCAATTATAATTGTGTCTCTGATCCAGCGATCCTGGACAGGGAGTTTATCCAGACTGTTGTTTCTGACATCCTCGACAGCGGCGGCCAGGAGAAACCAGGATACTGGGCAAAGGTAAAAATCACACTCTGGATAGACGATATTAGGAGAATAAATCAATCCGCCCTGAAACAGGCGATCAAAGAAGCCGGTGCAGATAATGTTATCTTGGAAATTGACCGGGTGCGGCGGGAAAATTCAAGGGACGAGGGGATTATCAAGGCGGTGTCGCTGATAGATAAGGTCCGAGCGCTCGCAAACCACAGAAGTCAACCGGTCCCGGAAGGGGTTTTAGATCTGTTTGAAAACTTAGAGAATCTTAACCTTGCTGACCTGGTTAAACACTGTCAAACACGGCTTAATCAGGACAAACCGGCACAAATCGTTAACGGAATTGAGAAAGAAAGAGAGGTGGAATAATGGCAAATTTGCAATATATAAAAGTGAAAGGAAGTTTTGGCATTCACTATGGTCTCGGAGTTGATGAGATCGCTGTAAACTTTGAAAATCTTTCTGGCCTGATTAACCTGGCTGGGAATAATGGACAGGGGAAAACGACATTCATGGAGCTGCTTTCTCCGTTCCCAGTATTCCCATCCAGGCAACAGAAAAACCCTCAAAAGTACAATTTCAAAAAGCAGTTCCGGCTTCGGGATAGCTATAAAGAAGTTTGCTATCTCTTTCAAGGGAAAAAATATGTTTTCCGGGTTGAGATCCCGGCAGGAACAACCATGTCACCGGAAGGTTATATTTATTGCGACGGTGTGCCTGTCGTTAAGGGAAAAATCAGCGAATATAAAAAGAAGGTGTCTGAACTATTTGGTTCAGAGGACCTTTTCTATTCGTCCATTTTTAGCTGCCAGGGCGGAAAAAAGCTTACAGATCTCAAGACCGGAGAGTTCAAGCAGCTTTTGATTGAACTCCTGGGTCTTGAAAAATACACCACATACTGGCACAATGCCGGGGCTTGTATCAAAGAATGTGAGGGGGCGCTCTCGGAAGTTATTCGGGATCTGGAATATTATTCAGCCAGGGAAGATGAAATTTCCAGGAATGCAACATCATTGGCGGAAAACAGAGCGTCCTTTGATGTTAAAAAGGCGGAAATTTCTGAGGGAGAAAAGAAGGTATCTTTGGGTCAGGAAGAATTGGCCACACTCCAAAGAGAATCCGCAGAAGTACAAAAACAAGAAGCTGTTTTGACTGAAAAAAGGAAGCAGCTTTCTGCAATTGCGGATCAGATTGTTGTTCTCAAGGCGGAGATGTTAGAATCCAGCCGGAAACATAACGACTGGATTGATTCAAAAGAGGAAGAAATTTTTCCCCTGCAAAGCCTGGTAGATCAGAAAGAAGAAATTCTTTCTGCGGAACGGACGATTGCCGAACTCATGAAAGAAGAATCCACCCTTGCGGCTGATATAGAGGCGGTATCAATTGAAGCTACAGTTAATAAAGAAAAACTCTCAGATATATATCTTGCTCTCGTAAATCTAAAATCGGATCGGATCGGGTTAGATAATGATCCGGTACTCAAGGGGATTGTCGAGTATACAAAATTGCTCAATGTCGATAAAAGTGAAACGGAACGGAAAATTGCAGACATTAATATCAAACTTGCAGCCCTGGGGGATGACCCGGTAATTAAAGCCCTGCGAAAAGACCTTGAACAATTTAAAGCTGCGGAATCCTTATTGGCTCTCCGCCCGGATGGTTGTGGAATTGATGCCTGTCCGTTTATCAAAAATGCGTTTGATAAAATAGGCATGAAGCCTGCGAAGGAAAAAGAAATAGCTGATGCTATTGAAAAAAACAAGGGGCTGATTTTAGCTGCCGAACATGAAAAAGAAGAAATATTCGCCTCTCTTAATAAGGCCGTGATGACTATTAAATCAGTGGCTTGTGAGAAAGACACCCTTACGGCCGAGAGCGACCAAAAAAGGAAGGATTTGAATAAAAAAGAGACCGAGCTTTTGACCGAAATGACAAAGCTTGAAAAGAGGAAAGACTCTCTGTTGTCTGGTTATACGGAACTCAAATTAAAACAGTCAGTAATTCCGGAAAAAATTTCCCGGCTCGAAATCCTATCTATGAAAAAATCAGAAATGGATTTAGCAGAACAAAAAATAGCCTTATTACAAACATCTATTGAGGAAAGAAATCAGGCATTCGCATCAAGAGATTTTGATTTTAGGACAAAGATCGTGAAACTTGAATCAGAAGCCGCACCCCTATCATTAGATGTGATAATGTCCACACCGGCCAGGACGCAAGAAAATATCAATATCGATATTGATATTACAGAACAAGGCATCCGGATTGCTCAGTTATCCCTAAAAGTATCGATACAGGTTGTTTCTGATATCGAAAAAACGATTGCTGTCCTTGAAGATAAGGCAATGGCAGCGAAAAAAGACATCGAAGAAATAACCCGGTTAAAACTGCGAGAATCGTTTATCCGTGAAGAAATTGGAAAATGGGCATATGTCCGGGATGCTGTTTCAAAATCCGGATTGCAAGCCCTTGAAATTTCGGCGGCAGCTCCCCTTTTGACCGGTATTGCAAATGACCTCCTCCATGCGGCATATGGGGGGGAATTTTATTTGGACCTGATCACTCAGGACCCGGAAACGGGTGCGGAAGTCCTGGATATTATGATCACCCGTGGAGATGGGCAATCATATTCACTTTGTGACTTTTCAGGAGGGGAATCGGTTTGGATATTACAAGCGTTCAAAGCCGCTCAGATCCTGGTCAATACCGAAAAATCCGGTATTCATTTTGCCACCTGCTTTGCAGATGAAGAATCCGGAGCCCTGGATAAAGAAAAAGCAGAGCGGTTTATCCAGATGTACCGGGCCTTGATGGTTCAGGGGCATTTTGAAAAGCTGTTTTTCATTTCTCATATTCCGGAGTGCCAGGCCATGGCCGATCACTCGCTCCTGTTTCAGAAGGGCGGTATTGTTTCGGAATCAGGAATGTAGGTCAGGGGTGACACCAGGCAGAGCAAGGGGCTCCGCTTGGTGTCAAAAATTTGACGGTGGTATATATAGGTGATTGCGAATGGAAGAACGGCAAATATCTTTAACTCGAACCGGGGTTATCCCTGGCGGCTATTACATCAAAGCGAGAACGATTAAAAACAGTTGGATATCTCACGCACAACCTATTGCGCGGGAGATATGGGATTATCTCCTCCGGGAGGCCAACCATGTAGATGTCAAGAGAAACGGTTTTGTTGTCAAGCGAGGGCAATTGATCAGGACGTACGCGGAAATCAGAGAGGCTTTGTCCTGGAAAATTGGATACCGGACTGAGCGTTACAATGAGAGCGCAACGAAGAGAGCAATGAACGGACTAATGAACGAACGTATGATCGACCTAACGAACGGACCTCACGGGACTCTTATAACTATCATTAATTATAGCTTTTTCCAGACACCAGAAAACTACGAACGGACCAACGAACGGACCAACGAACGGACCAACGAACGGACCGGTAGTGAACCTTCTTATATAAACAAGAATGAGAAGAATGTTAAGAATTATAAGAATAAAGAAAAAGAAAAAGAAAAAGAAAAAGAAAAAGAAAAAGAAATCCCCCCCCTAAGAAAACCTGCCCCGTCTAAAAAATTCATACCGCCGTCCGTTGATGAGGTCGTTAATTATTTTATCGAAAACGGGTATTTAAAATCTACAGCGGAAAAAGCTTTTAAATACTATAATACCGGCGATTGGCATGATTCAAGGGGAAATGCCATCAAAAACTGGAAGCAAAAGATGGTCGCAAATTGGTTCAAAGATGAACACAAAGCAAAAGCATACCAACCATCTCAAACACAAACCGACGAGCAAAGAATAGCGGATTTCTTATCATGAAAAAACAGATTGACAGAGTGTTACCGAATAATCTTGAAATGGAAGAATCGTTGATAACGGCGCTGCTTATTGATAATTCCGGCTTTGGACACACAGAAGAATTAACACCGGATGATTTTTATAAACCAGCGCACGGTATAATTTTTTCCGTCATGACGGCCCTGTTTGTAGAAAAACAGCCGGTTGACCTGGTTACGGTAGGGCAGCGTCTAATAGCCACAGATCAGGCAAAATTGATCGGCGGGATAGGGCATCTGTCGATGATGGTTGATTGTGCTGCTATCGCCGCTAATGTCAAGGCATACGCAAAGGGGATTAAGGGTTTGTCGACGGTCCGGAAAGCTATTTTGTCTTGCATGTCCATCATCGATGAGGGTTATAAAACCGTTGATCCGGAAGAGTTTGTTTCCAAAGCACAAGAATATATTTTATCTCTAAAAACAACGAGCACAAAAGATGATTTTGTGAGTATGGACAGCCTTGTAACAGATGCGATCGGCAGGATAAAGGCAGCCCAGGCGGACCCTAAAATGGGCGGGTTAAATTTTGGTTTCCCGGTTTTGAACAATGCGATGCATATCACAGGCAGCAAGCTGATAATCATTGCCGCCCGCCCGAGCATGGGCAAAACGGCGTTGATGTTATCGATATCAAAACACCTTGCTTTACAGGGGGTTAAAAGCACGATCTTATCCCTGGAAATGGATAAGGAGGCCCTGACTGATAGATATTTATCCGATGAGGCAGACGTTAATTCTTTGTGTTTTTATGCCAAAAATGGGCTCTCTGCCGCCTCGTTTGCGGAAATAGAATCGGCCTGTAGTCGGCTGTCGTATCTCCAAATCGATATCGATGATTCAGGGTGTAAAATTGAAGATGTGGTCCGGAAATGCCGTGTGGCAAAAAAAAGGGGATCTCAAATTATTTTTATAGATCAGCTGTCCAAAATTCAATATCCGCCGAAACTGACAGAATATCAAGGTTTTACGCAAAACTGCAACCGGATAGCGGATCTTAAAAAAGAACTCAGGATTCCGATTGTTCTTCTGTGTCAGATCGGCAGGAAGGTTGAGGAGCGTGTTAATAAACGCCCTACGCTCTCTGATCTTAAAGCAACGGGAGCAATTGAAGAGGATGCGGATATGGTTTTTTTCCTGTACCGGGGCGGGTATTATGATAAAATCGAAAACCCGTATGCAAGTCCTGATCAGGGCAGCACAGAAATAAATTTGGCAAAAAATCGGAATGGAGCGACAGGGGTGGAGACAAAAGTTACATTTAACGCTAAACGTGGCATGTTTGTTATGGGGGTATAAATGAGAAACTTAAAAAAAATAAAGTTCGAAATAGACAAAATAGATTTTAAAACACTATTATTTGAGGAGGTTGTAAAAAATAAAAAACTTGAAGCGGAATTAAAACAATCGAAAGAAATTACCCGGCAGCTCAAAAAACTAGTTGCCGAAATCGAAAGGGGAACAACCAAAAATGCATAAAAAATGCTTGAAAGTTATCTTTAAAACACAAGGCAAAGCCAGGACAGCGGCAAAAGGGATGATTGAAAAAACAGGGGTTCCGTTCAATATTTTCTTTTGCCAAAACTGCGCTGGGTGGCACATCGGGAGGGCCAATAAAGAAAAAATTATCGTCCAGAAAAAAAAGATATTGGCAGATAATGCCGCGGTCATTGGTATCGATCCTGGAAAAAAAGGCGCTATGGCGGTTATTTATGGGTCTATTTTAGAGATTCACGACTTTGCGGATACCCTTACCGCCAACAAAACCATAGTCCTCTTAAATCGCAAATTTTCCATCAAATTTGCGATTTTGGAAAAAGTTTGGATTCGGGCATCAGAAAGGGACGTGAAAAGCGCGGAAATTTTAATCCGGAATGCGCAAATGTGGGAAACGCTCCTAACTCTTTCCGGGATTGATTTTTGGAAATATGCCCCCGAAACATGGCGGAAGGGCCTTGTTCCTTTATCAGGATCAAAGGATTACGTGATACAAAAAGCCATCGAGCTTTTTCCGAAATACGAAAAAGAATTTTACAGACACGACCGGGCAGAAGCTGCGCTGATCGCATATCGGGCATACCGGCACGTCCAGGCCGGCAAACCAACCAAACCGCAATTACAACAGGAGGGAGCATGAAGAACGCCAAGGTAGACCAAAAAAAAATCGAAGAGACCGAAAAAACGATTGAAAAAAATATGGAAATCCGAACGCAAATAATTTACTACGTTTATGATTGCGGGCACGCTCACGGCCCGGAACTGGATATCAAGCGCAGGTATACATCCGGATCTGTCCGGACATACTGCCCTGTTTGCGGAAAAGGCTGGCTGCTGACAAAATACAAAAAATGTGATTGCGGTGCGATCTCTTGCAGTCTTAACACTAGACCCGCAAAAGAGGGGCATTGCCAGCGCTGCCAATATTCGACGAGCCCAAGGGTTTTGCCGGAAAAATTAACATCGACGATCAATAAAAGCATGGCCAAACCTAAAAAAATAGCTGCGGATTTTGCTCTACCCCCAGGGCCTGAGTGCGAGAACAAAGGCAAATTTTTGTGTGAGGAGGAAAGCCTTGTTTGTATCAAAAGGCTCGGATTTGATTGTCTGTATTTCAAATCACCCGCGGAAGGAGCTGAAATATGTCTTTTTTGATTTCAATAACCCTTGTGGTTGGGGCAGGTTATTTTATCCGCAAAATTTATAAAAAAATCTTGATGGATATTAAAACCTTTTACATGTAAAAAAAACCCGCTGTCAAAATTCTGACAGCGGGTTTTTTCTTATGATTTTTCGGCTATTTCCAGGGCTAACTCAATAGCCCTGATGATAAAGTCTTGCATAGAGATCCCCTGCCGGGCAGCTTCTACTTTTGCCCGGCGGTGAGTTTTCTCCGGTAACTGCCGGATCGTAAAAGATTTGACTTCCTCCGCCGACACCAGATCCTGCCTCATCTCCATTTTCATGATTTCTTCTCCTTTTATTTGGCCTTCCGGGCCGTTATCCGGCGTGATTACCGGTATTTAATCACTCACTCGGATGCCCTATCTTGCAATAAGGCATCCTGGTCAGGGATTAAACCCAACCCTTGTGGCGGAAAATCGCCACCTTCTTTACGCTCCCATCCGGCTGAATCTCTTCAGCCGAAACCCTCTCAGAGAAGGAATACAAGGGATCGATCCCCTGTACTCCAAGGGCTTTTTCCAAGGGTGCCATAAGATACGGCGCCCCTCCTATCATGGCGCATGCGTAAATGCAATCGGCGTAAGTTTTTTTGCACCAACACCTTTCCGGGCATTCTTCTACACCCTCCCTGAAATCCATGCAGAAATCAGGCGGGACTTCCTGCCTTGCCGCAAAGGCTGCAATAGCCTTTGCACGTTCCTTCACTTCCCGGGCTCCAGGCAAGCTGTCGAAAGTCAGGAGCCTTTTAAGCTCCAGTAAATCCTCCCCTTTAAGGTCTTGTACGTTTTGCTCAGGTGTGCCCGCATGCTGGGTTAGATTTAATATCATGGCCTTTCTCCTTTATTTTTTGGCCTATTTGGCCGGTTTCCGGCGTGATTGCCGGTGGAATATCAATCCTCAGACCGGGGGTTGCCCCGGTTTCGCCCTTTAGGTCTCAGTGAGGTCAAGAATTCTTTGATTCTTCCCAAGATTTTTTGTTTTTCCGGCAGGTTCCTGGTTTGCACCCTTTCCCGCATTTACACTCCGGGCCTGTATAATTAACAACATTCTTGCCTTTCCGATGTTTATTCTGGATGTTTGATATTTTCATGATCTTCTCCTTTTTTTACCCGGCGTGATTGCCGGGATTAAATATATATCATTGCAATCATGATGCCAATAATATCAAACACAAACAAAAAGAATGAAGAAGCCTGTAAACAAAGGGTTTTTGCAACAATAAAAATATTGCAGGCTGCTATAGCGCCCGGCCAAGCAATGCTCAAAAGTTTAAAATATTGAATTGGAAATAAGACATGGTATGTCCGATTTGCGATATCTGCTTACTCGGGCAAGTATCTTGCGGTAGTTTAAAATATTGAACAGTAATTCAAGATATTGAACAGCAAAATAAGACATAAAATGTCCGAAAATATAAAACAAGACTTTACATGTCCGAAAAAATATAATACATGATATATATGAGGGGTATCTATATATATAGTGTAACGGGGGTGTAAAAAAATGACTACGGCGAGAGAAAAACACCGAGCACGGCTATTAGAGTACCTCTCTGATCCAGAGCAAGATTACCCGGATCGGGGAACGTACCAAAAGCATCTAGGCATTGCAGGCAAAACCCTGTACTATCATTTTACCCCCGCTGATCTCACAGCGATTGAGGCGGAGGCATATGAGATCCGCAAAAAAAACTCAGCACGACCTAGGGCAGCAGTGCTCAAAGCCTTGCTCGCATCTGCAAAAAAAGGCAGCGTACAAGCAGCAAGGGAGTACCTCGATCGCACAGAGGGCAGAGTTATGGAGCGCAAGCAAATAGAGCAGGTAGCCCCTCAGATCCTGCAAGATAATATCAATGCACTCACTGAGTCGGAGGCGGAGGAGATATATAAAAATGTACTCGGATAGGATCATGATCAACCGCCTCAAGGTGCTCAAGGCTATCCGAGAGGATAAATCAGGCGTGATACATGCTGCGTTTTGCCGTTATTACGCCACCAGGCCAGCTGATTTTATTTCGGGGTGGATGGTAACCTACGATCCACGGCAGCCAAGACCATACATGCCATTTGCGCTATTTCCCAAACAAATCCAATATGTTAACTGGCTAACAGAGCTGGTAACCGAGCGCGATAGCGGATTGGTCGAAAAAGCGCGGGATGGCGGATATACATGGTGCTCATGCGCCTGGGCAGTGCACCGCTGGCTTTTTTACCCGGGCCAGGCCATCGGGTTTGGATCACGCAAGGAGGATCTTGTTGATCGATTAGGGGTATCGGATTCGATCCTCGAAAAAATCAGGATCATCATCCGCAACCTGCCTGTAGAGTTCCGCCCGGCCGGGTACTCTGAGCGCCAACACGCCGGGTTTTTAAGGATTTTGCATCCAGCTAACGGCTCAACGATTGTGGGGGAGGCCGGAAGCAATATTGGCCGAGGTGGCCGGACAACGATCTATTTTAAGGATGAGGCTGCGCATTATGAGCGCCCGGAGATGATCGAAGCAGCACTCTCGGAAAACACCGATTGCCAGGTTGACATTTCGAGCGTCAACGGCGAGGGCAACATATTCCACCGCCGCAGGTTTGGCGGGGCTGTTAGGGTTTTTGTCCACGATTGGCGAGATGATCCCCGCAAAACCCAGGAATGGTACGATAAAAAGCGTGATAAGGCCGTGGCTGAGGGCTTAGAGCACATTTTCGCCCAAGAAATCGATAGAGATTACGCGGCATCAGTAGAGGGGGTTTTTATACCAGCCAAATGGGTGCAGGCTGCAATCAATATCGATATCAAGCCGTCCGGCATCCGGCAGATGGGCCTTGATCCCGATGATGAGGGCAAGGATGGCAAGGCGCTTGTGATCAGACACGGAGTTGTTGTTGAGTCCTGCCGCCACTGGCACAAGGGAGATACCACAGAGACGGCCAGGGAGGCAAGGGCCGAGGCGCTGGATAAAAGAATATCACTCCTGGTATACGATGCCACCGGGGTCGGCGCGGGGATCAAGGGCGAGCTTAAGAGCCTGGATGCACTGAGCAACGAGGTATTGAGCCATGTAGGTGTGCATAACGCATCAACCGATCTGCCCGGCAGGTACGAGGATACCGAGCGGCTCAATTCAGATCTTTTTGCAAACATCCGGGCAAAAAATATGTGGTCGCTGCGCCGTAGATTTGAGCGCACGTATGAGCGAGCAAACGGGATCAAAAATCACCCGGATGAGCTTTGTATTAAGATGTGCAACGATCCGGATCTGATATCCGAGATCAGCAGGCCAAAGCGGATCAACACCGGAGCTGGCAAGATAGGGGTGGAGAGTAAGCAAGTGATGAGAGCAAGGGGTGTGCCATCACCAAACAGGCTGGATGCCTTATGCCTATCATTCCACGATCCGTCAGCGTCCCTGTTTTATGCGGGGTTGGCATAAATTGAGGTTTTTTACAGTAGTATGTGTCTCCGGCCGGGAGGCAATGTTAACAAAGGCTAAAAAAAATGACTAATAACGCAAAAATATCATACTACACGGATGAGCACAGGCTATGCCGACAAACCGAGAGGATAGGGTATGCCCCTATTGTTGATATATATAATGATCGCCGGGCTGGCATGACTTTCCCAACAGCAAACAACCCAGGTTATTATTGCATATTTGGGTTAAAAAACGTGGTTACTCACAGGGCTAAGCGGCCGCTCGAACTCCTCGTTGAGTGCGAAGATAAGGATCAGCGGAGGCTTTTTACATCTTTATGCAAAGATATGCGTCTCCTTAAATGTGAGCGAGTTTACGCTGATTGTTCAAAGGCTTTCGAGAGTTCCGAGATGGATTTTGAGCACGCAGTACAACGGCTTGGAGTCGATACGGTTGGCCTGTATGATGCATCCGATTTTGATGGTTTTGATTCGAGCTATGCAAATTTTGAGGCGGCAAAAGCGCCGCTCGACGATTACGGGCATCAGGGGATTTTGATTATACCAGGTGCATTTAAAGTCATGAGCCAGCCCGAGAAGGGCAGATGGCCAGGGGATTGCAAGATAACCAGGGATTTCAAAGCTGCGGGCAAGTCTGATATAAAAAGTGCCAGGCCATGGGAGCAATACCCGGCTGCCAATGCGTTCAACCACATCATCATGAGCTATGTGATAAGCCCGTACCAGCGCCCCGAAACTGAGTATAATCCTAACAAGCATGAGGGATATGGCGGATGATAGATCAGATAAAACTCGAAGAAGATGAGTATCATGATACAGCAACGATGTCGGCTATTGCAACACACTGCCAAAATTTATATATTGAGTATGATAGCGCATATAGGAAGCGCAAACTCGATGAGATCAATGAGGGGCGCAAGCGGTATGATACCGATCGAATCGCAAAAAATTTCCCTTGGGAAGGGTGCTCAAACAAATCGATGAGCCTAACCGCCATTGCTGTCGATAATTTAGAGCCAAGGATTTTTAACAAATTGGTTTCAGAGGATGATTTTATTCAGGTAACGCCCACCGGTGCTGAAGATGTTGATTTGGCTAAAGAGGTCAAGGAGTTTTTGCAATGGGCATGCCACAACAATATGCACATCAAAAAAGCTGTAAAGCCAATCGTACACGATTTATTGATGGATGGCACCAAGCATGTAATCCCGATGTGGCAGGAAAAAGAGATCGTGATCAAAAGCCGTGGGACAGTCCCGATTTTTACAGATTTACAGGGCAACAGGGTTAAGCCGCCCGCTGGATTTATGCAAGGCGGGAATCCGCAGGAGCTGATGGCTCAGTTGATGCAGATGGGTATAATGCCAGGAGGTTCTGAGGAGGGGGTCAGGGAAAAAACCGAGCTGGATTTCAAGGTCCACCTGGAAGCCCTGAAAATCGAAGATTGTTATTTCCCTGATCACAATGATAACTGGGATGATCAACCATTCCTGAGAAAAATCTATCCGAAGCTGGGGGATCTGGTAGAGCTGCAAAAAAAAGGCGTTTACAAAGATATCGATAATTCGATGGTTAAGGGGGTCAAGCGCCAAGAGACAGAAGACGAACAGCGGAAGGCTGTCCAGTATTCAGATTACGGCCAGGAGTGCGAGCTGATTGAGTGTTACTTGATTTGGAAAGGTGAGTGGAGATTGGCCACGTTTTCTCTCGATGCGAACTGGAAAGAGGTTCGGAATCAACCGATATCCGACATCTATTGGCATAGCCGGAAACCGATAAAGCGGTTTAGGATTTATCCAAAATCGAACGAGAGTATGGGCACAGGTGTTCCCAAAAAGACAATCCATTTTGATACCGGGATTAACGATCTTTATAACCAGATGATTGATTGCGGCACAGTGACAAACAGCCCGTTTTTCTTTTATAACTCCAATTCTACGGGGATCACGAGCAATAAAAAATTCAAACTACAGCCGGGGTATGGCAATGCTATCCCGAAAGATGCCAATGTAACATTCCCGAACCTGGCGGATAAGTCAGGGGCATATATCAATTTTATTAACCTGCTTTTAACGTTCTTTGAGCGCACTTTGTCCCTGATGGATTATTCAGCCGGGACTAGATCTTCAACAGCCGGCCAGGGCGGAGATACAGCGAGCGGGATGAACATGATCCTCCAAGAGGGGAATATCAAGCATAATTATACCGGAGAGGGATTGCAGGATGATTTTTCAGAGTTGCTCACAGATTGCTTGAGCCTGTATGCACAAAACATACCAATGTCCGCAAAGATAAGGATTTTTAAGGGAAACGAGTGGGTGTTCAAGCCGGTAAATGTCCAGGCGCTACAGGGCCGGTATGATCTGCGTGTCGATGTTTCGGATGCGTCCTCGAATTCAATGACAAACCGGAATGATGCTATCACCCTGATGAACATCACAAAGGGAATGCCCTGGATTAACCAGGTCGAGAACACACAAGATTTGTACCGGGCGTTCGGGAAAAAAGACGTTGACAAATATGTGTCGCAGGAATTTGCGATGATCATGCAGGCTTTGACCGCAGTTCCGGAACTCAAGCAACAGGTAATGCAGATTGTGCAACAGGGTATGCAGCAAAAAGAGGCGCAAGATAGGCAGTCACAAGTAAGGTTGCAGGCAGAAAATAATATTGAACGGCAACAGATCGAAAGAGAAGTTGAGGCGCCATATGAAAACAAGAAAATCGTTGACCGGGCGAATGAGGGTTTCAAGCGGAAAATGATAGGCAGGGTCGTTGAACAGGTTGGCGGCCTTGATAATAATTAAACCTTTTGGCGGATAAGGAAATTGCGATGGATATTTTAAAAATAATTTTACAACATCACGATGATTACAGCATGACATCAGTGTTTGATACTGATGAGGCGGTGAGGGCAGAGGCATTTACGAAAGCAGAGGCAATGCGGGAATTAGTAACCAGGATTAAAAATTCCATGCCTGATAACCAGGAAAAAGAGACGGTCATGTCTGCCGTGAGAGAGCATTTTGAATCGATGGCAAAGATGATTTTTTATAAACGCAATATTAAAGAGGACTAAAGCTATGGCGGGAGATAGGGAAACATTATTTTTGTTAGATGATGAACCGGTTATGGGAGGGTTCAACGATGCGCCGAATATCGAGGAACCCACAGAAAAGGAAGCGCCCGATAAGTCGATAGCGCTTGATGTTGATATCACAGCGGCGGTAGATGTAAAAAAAGAAGAGCCCGATAAGGATATAGCATCCGTCGAGAAAAAAGAGCCTGAGATCGATACAGAGCAAGGGGATAAGGCACCTGAAACAAAGGCCGAAATCGACCCGGCAGAAAGGCGATGGAATGAAACCATCGCCATGTTGGGAAAAAAGGACGCTCAAATTGAAACCCTGGTTGACCAGGTACGAGCCTTGACCGAAACGGTTGTTAGACCGAAAATCGAAGAAGCTGAACCGCAGCCCCCACAGAAGCCGACGTTTACCGCTGCCGAGTGGGAAGATGACTATGAAGGATGTACCAATTCTGTCATCGATTACAGAGAGCGCCTAAAGGAGTTTACATCCGAGAAGGAACAAGCCATCGCACAGATGGAACAACAGAAAACTGTTTCGAATATTCAGGCGATCCATCAGAAAGATTATGCCGATGAGTGTGAAGAGTTACCGGCATTGACAGATCCGAATATCAGGCAGGTTTTTGCAAATATTTATTATGATCCGAAGGTCCAATTCAACACTAAACCGGATGGCGTTTTCCGGGCGGTACGAGAGCTTAAACGGCAGGCAAGGGAGAGACAAATTGATCTTTCTGCATTCGCACCTGCACAGCAAGTTAAAGCGCAGCAAGCCGAAGCCGAAAAGGTCAAGGCTGATGAGTCCGCGAGAAAAGACAGGGTTGCAGTCAGCGCTATGCACACTGGCGGGAAACAGTCAACCGACGTTTCAACGACGCTAACATCAGCGCAAAAAGATGTAGCAAGGAAATTTGGCCTGTCGGATGATGTGTATGCAAAGACTTTGGCAGCAATGCCGAGAGGGGGAAAATAATGAATGATAAAGCCAAGGGAACCACACTCCCTGAACACCCAGTCGTAGAACAATCGAAGCTTTCACCGTTACAACAGAGGGTTTCAGGGTATGTATCATCAGCCAGGAAAGAACCTCCGAAGATCACAGATGTCAATGAGCTTTACCGGAAAATCGAGATGGCAATTCCGGAAGGAGTCTCAAGGGGGAACGAGTACGCTTATGCCTGGCTATCCATAGATGATCTGTACAGTATCAATGGGTCGAAGTGGGAGATTGTCAATAGGAACAATCATAGCCATGCCCCTGACAGGGTTTTTGATGCATCAGGAGGTATCCTATACAAGGGGCAAAACATTCTTGCTTTTTGTTATAGAGAGGCGATGGAGCTTGAGCATGCGAGCATTGTCAAACATTACAACGATAAAACCAACAGAATTACGAGCAAAAGAGAACGAGCGGTCGAAGGCTCTGTCAGTATGATCGATGAAAAGAGCGCAGGACCAATTTTTAATGCTGGTGAGATTGACACCATAGCGGAGTCGATCGGATATCAGAGAGAAAAAAATGACTTTTAATAAGGAGTAGAAAAATGTCAAACATGGATAATCCTCATGGATTTTCGCTTTTAAACGGGGTAGCTGTTAGACCCCCAACACCGTACAGGATTCAGGGCAGTGAGGGCACGCCATACGCAACCGCCCTTTACATCGGTGACATGGTGGCCCTGTCAGGCGGATACATCGTCAAAGCAACTGCCGGAACCGCCAACCCAATACTTGGTGCAATAGTTGGATTTGAGAGCATTAATGGAGGGATTAAGGCCGGTGGTTATTACCCAGCAAGCTCCATTTATAATTGGATTGCGTTAGTGGCAGATGCTCCATCGCAAAGGTATGTGGCACAGTGTGATGGCAGCGGGTCTTTGACACAAGCGAATGTTGGCGGAACCGTGAACATAAAGATCACACACGCCGGGAACACAACCACAAACTTGTCGGGGATGGAGATAGATTCTTCGGCCGTTTCGGGTGCAGTAACTGATCAGCTTAGATTGATCGGTTCGGTAAATAAGCCCGGAAATGAGTGGGGTGCAAATGGTGAATATGTGGTTGAAATCCATAATCACCAACTCCGGCAAGAAAACAATGTTGATGCAATAGCATAAGGAGGGGAAAATAAAATGAGTACCGAAACAAGAAGCAGATTTAATAATTTATACGTGCCTGGCCTTTTTGCTGTTTCGGCGGAGTCTTTCAAAAGACACACGCCGACATGGAAAGAGATTTTTACGGTTAGGGCCAGCACCAAAGCTTACGAGGAATCAATGACCATGGCTGGTTTGGGGTATCTCGTAGAGACACCAGAAGGCACCCCATACACATATGATGCCCGAATCCAGGGTCATACAAAAAGATGGAATCATAAGAAATTCACACTTGCGGTCAAGATCACCGAGGAATCCATTGAAGACGACCTCTATGGAAAAATGAAAATGGCAGCGACCGACTTAGGCGTTTCAGCGGCCGCAACACAGCACCTTTTAGCGGTCCGGATGCTGATGAATGCCACAAGCACCACATACAACACGTGCGGCGATGGGTTGGCATTATGCGTCTCCAATCATGTCCGGCTGGACGGGGGCACGTGGTCAAATGTAATGGCAGCGACTTCACCTACCACGGCGGCGGTTGAAGCGGCGGTTAGGAATTTTGAATCCATTGTTGACCACCGTGGGAAAAACTATGACCAGAAGGCCAAAACGGTCATTTGTGGACCAACGCATGAATTCACTATGGCAAAGATCCTGGAATCGGTCCAGGTCGCTGAAAATGAGTATAATGCGAACAATACACTCCGGACAAGACGGTCTCTAAAGCTCCACATTGAACCCGAAATCACTGATGGCAGATGGTTTGTCATGGGAGACAAAGACCCGGATGTGGGCCTGATCCATTTTGACAGAAAGAAACCGGTTATCCAGCGTCATGGTGACCCAGATACGGGTGATTCCATCTTTTCGGTATCCTACAGGGCAAGTGATGAGTGCAACGACCCCCGGCAGATTTACATGGTTCCGGCTGTTTAAGATTGAACGAGAGTGTTGGCGGCACTCTCTTCCGGAGGTGACTTAATGTATGATGTTAATAAAAACAGTATCATTGTGCCAACGGCAGATGCTGCCGGCGTTGTGAACACTGCTTATGCAGGACAGACAAGGCTTGGGAAAGATTTCTTCACAGGTGAAGAGCTGGCAGCTACGGATGTTGTTTTGTCTCGCAGATTGGTATGCGATAGGTCTTTTAGGCCAGTAAAAACAAGATCAGAATTGGTGAAACAGAATGGTTTTTTGATCCTCAAGGAGGAATTGGATGGGTGATGCAAGGATAGTCACTGTCGGAGACATGACCACCAGGTTTAATTATGAATTAAGGAACTCTTACGCAACACAATTTGAGGCTGCCGAAACCCTTGAATATGTAAACAAATGGGCAGAATTCATCCATGATATCCTGACGGAACATGAAAGCGATCTCATCAAGACCGGAACCGGTGATTTTGTTACAGTTGCCGGAACAGAAATCTATGACCTGTCAGTAAACGATATGGGCGATCTGATAGCCCCATTAAAAGTTTGGGTAAGCGGATTATCAGAATTAGAAATCTGCGAAGAAGAAGAAAGAATGGCCCACGTTCTTGAACAAGAGAAAGGGTCCACGGCATACAGTCAGCCGAATTTCTATTACATAGAGGGGGACAATATCGGCCTTCTTCCAATTCCCGATGCCGTTTACACTATAAAATTAAAATATATTCCCAATTTTGCAGGTATCACAACGGTGGCCGCATCAATGCCGTTCAAAAACATTTTCAATAATGCTTTTGTGGAAGGAGTGAAAATAATAGCAAAAAACCGGGAAGGATACGGCACGGCGGTTGATGCAGCCCTGATGGAACTCTTTCAAGATCGGGCCATGTCAATCCTGAGAAAAAGACAAAAGCAGGATGTGAGGTTCACGCCATAATGTTTGAAAGGTTATCACAAAGCATTGCGTCAAAACCGCAATCAAGGGGAGAAATTATAAAATTCGGCCTTTGGCCGGGTGGTCTTGTAACAGAATACCAACCGGAACAGATGAGTAAATCACAACTTTTTGCATGCTTAAATATGCTCATCGTAGGACCTGGAATTTTGAGGACACGAAACGGCACAACCCTTGTTTGCTCAGGATGCACCGGGAATATTGTTCAGGTGGATGATATCAAGGTCGGGGCAACATGGTACACAATTATAAGCGATACGGACAAAAAACTGTATCGCAATATTTCGGGGACTGCAACCGCCATTGCAACCCTGGAAGGGCAGGCCCGGTTTGTTGGTTTTATGGGCCTGCTCATAATCTTTGATGGATCTTTTATTAAAGCCTGGGATGGAACAACCGTATCTATCCTTTACGATAATGGAACCGGTGCAGTAACGCCATACCAGGTTAATAAAAGAACATCGACACCTACGACTGACAAACCGCTAGGAAACGGGACCGTTACGACTGTTGAGCTTCCTTTCACATCGCAGGCATGGGATGCCGGGTATACGATTCCGCCAACACATGTTTACGCTCAGCTTTATAGGGTTGGTACTCCGACAGGGACCATAATTGCAACCGTCAAGACTGCCGGAGGTGTCACGATAGCATCTAAGGCAATCTCTACAACCGTGGCGAATATAACGACCGTGACGGATGGAGAAGAGTATGAAGCAATTTTTGTAAGTGCGGACGTAACGACACAGATGATCCCTTCCACGGGCTACAAGATTGTTCTTTCCTATTCCGGAGGGGATGCCTCAAACTATATTAACGTCAAGGCTGTTGACTCATCGACTCCAATGCTTTCTCTTAAACCAGGGATGCCACCCAAAGCTGAGTTCGGAATAGTCCATGCAGATCGGTTGAATTGTATCGAAGGCACGGCAGGAACGAATCCTTCCTTCATGTGGTATTGCAATGCTGGGAATCAACTTGATTGGTCATCTCCAAATGGCGGCGGATATGTGGCCTGCATCGACTCATCTGCAACAAATTACCCAATATCAGGGATCGCATCCTGGAATCAAGGGGTATGGGTTTTTGGGACCCCACGACAGCCATTCTTGGGGCAAAGATCAGGGACAACGCCAACTGAATTTGCCATAAACCAGACCATGCAAAAGGTGTCAGGTGATTACAAATCAATCGTTGTGACCGCTGATAATATTATTTTCGCTCATCCTTCGGGGATAGATATGATTACAGCGGTACAGGAATCATCCGACATATCGGCAGAATCACAAGCAGACAATATCAGATCCACGATCCAGGAGTTTTTCACATCGGAGGCAGTGGCAGGATATGATCCTGAGTGGGGTGTTTATTTGTTGAAGATGGCAGGGACTAATGATATATTAGCCATGAGTGCAAGGGCTAAAGATATCAAATATGCTGGCCGCAAAACAACTGCTTATAGCCCGGCCGGGATATGGAGATTTGCTTTCGGCGGATCGGTAACGGCTTTCGGACACGGAGACGGATTCCTCCTGGTGGGAACGGATGCCGGGAATGTTTACAAGGCTGACAAAACGATGGTAACGGATAATGGGAACGATGCCACATATAAATTTATCACATCTGCTATTCCAACCGTATTTGAAGAAGCTCAAGCATATAAGATTGGCTACAGGGTTTTTGGGCGGTACGGGGGAAACTGCAATTTTAAATTCTACCGTGATTATTCCAGGACATCATTTTTCACGATTCCATTTCTGTTGCCTGCTGATTCTGAAATACTCACTGTTGATGCAGATATCCCAACGCTTGAGGCTGATTTTTCAACAGTCCCACTGCGATACTTTGATCGGGCTGGGATCAACTTTAATTACCGGACATTAATGGTCGGGGTGGAGGATATTCTTCTGAATGGTAAGCCTCTTTATTTTGGGGAAATCAATTTACACTCTAACAGGATAGGTGGATTGTAATGGCAAGGAAAGATGTGATCAACGGGCTGTTGTCTCAGGATATGACAGACGCAAATGATAATTTTATTGAGTTATACGGGGAGATCGAAGCCGCCCGTGACGGGGAAACATCCCTTCTTTTCAAAGAGCAGGACCAGGACACAAATATTGCATCAGTCACGAATGAAGTGATCGCAGCCAGGGATGGAGAAGGCAATTTGCTTGCGCAAATAGATAAATTGCAAGTGACCACAACGGAAGTGATTGCCGCCCGTGACGGGGAAACATCCCTTCTTTTCAAAGAGCAGGACCAGGACACAAATATTGCATCAGTCACGAATGAAGTGATCGCAGCCAGGGATGGGAAAGGCAATTTGCTTGCGCAAATAGATGATTTACAGGCTGCAATAATTGCGCTCCTGGTCGGGTCCGGGGTGCCAGTAACTGCGAATGATACAACCCCAGGATATCTATCCACAAAAGTTGTATCAACCGATGGGAGCGTCTCGTTTTCAGTGTCTAACCCTGGAGGCGATGAAAAACTTGATTTTTCTGCCTCGGCTACGCTTGCAACAGTATCGGCATCAGCAAACATCACCCTTACTTCAAGTTCAAGCGTTTACCAAAACATCTCCATGACAGCAACCGGCAAATCTGTCATCCTCCCTGATGCTACGACATTACCCGAAGGCCGGAGGTATGTATTTTATAATTCAGGATCTTATAATTTTACGGTACTGGATTCTGCGAGTGCCTTCAAGGCTTTGTGTGTTCCGGGTGAATGGGCTACATTGACTTTGGCAGACAATGCCACGGCTGCAGGAAGCTGGCTTGTATCTGGAAGGACAATCTCTTCCCGGGTGAAAACTGTTTTAAATGCGATGATAAGTGAAGACATAGCCCAATGCAAAATGACCACAACTACAACCATGGTTATATGGAAAGGCACTGATGCTGACGGGTATTGCGCTGTCTTGACATGGGTTCCTGGCACACCAGCCATTACTGTTTCAAATATTCTGGAATTTGATACAACTAATGCCACTGGCATGTCGTGTTGTAGAATGACTGACACGGTAGGAATTATAGGGTATGTCGGGGCGGACGGAGATGGTTACATCTGTGCTGTGACATACAACGGCACCGACACATTAACCTTAACAGACACACATGAGTTTGCCGATGTGGATTCAATTTCTGATGTACGAGTATGCGCAGTATACCCCCACGCATCAACAGGCAAGATAGGCATTGTGTACGTGAAGGCAAACACGTATTCATACGGGCAGATTTTAAACTGGACAGGAACTGAGATTACCGCGAATACGGCGGAGACGTTAGTAAAAAACGCGGGCACACAACTATCCTTAGATCTTTTATCAGGGGCTGTTGATTCGGCATCCATGATCATGGCCGCTTCTGTTAATGCAGGAAGTTCTTTTGTTATTCAAATTGCTTGGAACGGGACAACGCTCACCCCGTCCACATCTGTTATTATAAGACAATCCCAGGCTGGAACAAGTGTGGTGGCCTTATCGGCAGATTATTTTATAGCTTCCTCCTTGGAAAAAGTATATTCATCATCCACGACTCAAACAATTGTTGTGCTTGGATATTGGTCAGGGACAGCGCTTTTTATAAGGAGAACGCTTGTCATTGAGGGCATACATAACACGGATACGATTTACGGGGGAGGGTGGCTAACAAAAACAGACGCGGACACCCTATGCCTTGTCTGCCCTGGCCATGGGGATCAGACATATGCGTATAAAATAAAAGCGATTGGTTCAACCACCCCGGCGGATTGTATACTCAATGTTGAATCTACGGCGTTTGTGGATATTGCGGATAATAACATAGCGGTGTCTGCTTTAGACAGCACGGGGGGGATTGTTGTGTATCAAGACAGCTTAAATTCAGGTTATCTCGCAGCAAAAAGGATTGATTTATGAAAATAGTTAAAGATAAACACAATGTGGTTTTGTTCGCAGGGGAGGGCCTAATCCTAACGGAAAAATCCCTGTCGTGCCCGGAATGGATTGCTCCTGGGATCACATCTATGACCCACACAATTGAAGATGTGGCGGAAATCCCTGATGATTACCGGGCAGGAGAATATTTTTTCGATGCTGGGTGGAAGAAAACTCATGCCGGAGAAATGAATGATTCCTTACGGATAGAAGCGCAGATATCTGCAAACCGGCAGGAAATTTCTGCGAGTATTCAGCAACTTTTAGACACAACCGCCAAGCAGTATGGATATGACAATATTCATACTGCTTGTGGGTGGAGTGATAATTTTATAGATGCAGCGAACCTCAAGAACTGGGGCGCTGATTGTTGGAGAAAGGCCGGGGAAATTGAAGCCGGCATTAAGCTCGGAAATCCGATTCTAACCAAAGATGAAATTATGAGGCTGATGCCTTTGTTTGAGGAGGTGTAAGAATGGCCACAAACTGGACTGACTATTTAACATCACAGCCTGACCTAATGAAATATTGGGACGCAAACGCAGGGACGGGACCGCTCGCTGGCAAAACTGCAAATCAGTTTGCAGAACAGCACTACAATACTTTTGGGAAAAATGAGAACCGGGGTTGGACACCTACTACCACAACCACGACGGGAGGGAATATTTCCTTGCCAGGGATGTCAAATACAAACATCCCTGGGGTGGTTGACTCGCTCATGCCATCCATCCCCAATTATTTTGATGCTTACAAAACGGCAAAAGGACTACCATCTCAAATTGATGATTGGATGGGGAACCAAATCAATGCACAACGGTTCACCGGGGAGCAAGCGTCTGACATTTTGACACAGGTTGGAAATCAGAGGGCAGGATCTGGTGTCATGGGCGGAACAGAATATGATAATTCTGTATCAAATTTGACATCTCAATTGGTTAAGCTTTTGAACGAGAACAAGCAGAACATATCCAATACTGGGAATCAATTGAAATTTAATGCCATTAATACTCTGCCCACGACAGCAATGTCGGGAGTTAACGCATTGACAAGCCTTTATGGTGCGAACGCTTCCGACCAACTAAATTGGGCGCAATTGGCAGCACAAATGATCAATTCAAATTATTAGGGGGGTTTAAATGTTTTCGAAAACCAAAATAGCCAGGATCTTGTTTAAGATAAACGCATATGATTCCTTCGGCGGTGGCGGGTATTCTGGCGGAGAGGGTAGCGTTTCCGGTAATTATGGTGGTGCTGGTACCGGAACGGGCGGAGATTTCAGCGGGGGGCAGGGGAAAGGGGTCGGATCAGACCTATCTTCGATATCTCAAGAGATCCAAGCAGGGTATGAAGATGCAATGGGCAGGGCTGCAACAGCAGCCGAACAAGGATGGCTTGCAAAGGCTATTGATATAGCATCTTTTGCATTGCCAGGGGGAGGGGTAGCCAGTTTGGCAGCAAAGGCTATGTCCGGGAAAACAATAGGACAGGCGATTGCCTCAGCAGTCGCAAGGGGGGGGGTGTCAGACCCATATTCAAGCGCTGGAAAAGGCAGCACCTTCGCAGGAAAATCTGGAAGTGAGCAAACAGCGGAGGGAGGAGGGAATGATTTCGTTACGATGGCATCCGATATCATTACAAACACAGCTTCCGGCCCATCTGGTTCCGCATCGCTCTCAAAGTCATCCGGCATACCTGGAAATATCAGCGCCGGACTTGATAAATATGTCACAGATTCTAATAAGATCACTTCTGATTACAACACAAAAGCCGATAGCATCTGGAATGATTATCTTGACTTTGAAAACACATATTTTGGGAAGTATGAAGATGTTCAGAAGGGATATCAAAGCAATTTAGACAGCATCCCTAAGCTGAACCTGACTTTGCCGAACACGATTGGCGGTGCCACGCTACCACTTGCACCGAAGGTCAGCTCTGCTATGTACTCAGACCAGGCCAACACAAAAGGAAACCTGATAGGACAACAGGCGAACACAGCATTGAGCGGTATGAGTTCAAGGAACGCCCTGAATAATAATCTGTTCAATGTTAATCAAACGGGGTTATCAAACTCTTTATTGCCGACACAAACAGATCTTGATCTTTACAAAATGGAGCGAGCATCCCAATTGGGCCTTAATAATTCACTCGCATTGGCAGACGCAAACAAACCGAGCACTCTTTCGACCTGGGCGCCGGTTGTTGGGACCCTGCTTTCTTCAAATGGTACTGGCAAGACAAACCTTTCCAGTGCGTGGGATTTTATTTCAGGACTTTGGGATTAAAAAAAAATGGCACAAAATACAACATTACCGGCAATGCCGGCCGAAATTACCAAAACGACTCAAGCGAATTCCCTTGCTGCTATTGTCCCGCAGATCATGAATGCCATCGGCGGGGGAGATCAAAGAGTTCAAGAAGCATTGATGCAGCAGCAACAGGTCAATGCACAGAATTTTGAAAAACACAAAGAGCAAATGTTTATGAGATCCATCTTCTCTCCTTCGACTGGTGAAATAACACAAGATTTGCTCATGAATCAGGCATCCCTTTACGGGATACAGCCTGAGAAGGCTATGGCCCTATTCGTCCAATTTGACAACCACAGAAAGGCCAAAACGCAAGAAAAAATGGTCAAGGATGCCACGGAAATTGGCTTGGACGTAATAAAAAACCCTGGCAATGTCAGGGCATATCTTGACAGGAGCCTTCCAGGCTCGGATCAGTATGATAGCCGGGCAATCATGGGGGGGCTTACTCAGGCCAATGAATACGCTTCATCTCTGCCAAAGCCAGACCTGGTAGAATCATATGATCCTGCTACGGAAACCGCAACATTGATTCCAAAAACTGCCGGAGCTGTTATCGGGAAGAAACCTGAGAAGGTATCAGCCAGGGATAAGGCTTTTTCAACGTTGTCACCCGCCGAACAAAAACAGGCAATTTTGGGGCGTGAGCCTCAAGGCCCAGGGCTATCAGATATCGGGAAGCTTGTAAAAGAAAGGGATTCCTTATCTCCAAATGATCCAAACAGGGAAATATACGATGCCAGAATAGGCAAGCTAAATGCTTCTGCAAAAATCACAGAGAATAGACCTTTTATCGCTGATCTGATGGCAAAGGGAGAATGGTTTCCATCTCAAGGCAGGATCACGGGTCCGACGTTAGACTTGTTTGAAAATGCTGCAAGAAGAGCGTCTGAAATGGGCCGACCCCTAACCGGAGAAGACTTGAGCAGGATGGAGTTTTCCGCTGTAAAAAACAGAAGCACAGGGCAAACAGCAGGCGGAAGGGTAACAGTTGCAAGGAAACAAAACATAGAAGCAGCCTATGGCTTGATTGATGATTTAAAAGAAACATCCAAGGCCCTTGATTATTCCGACACTCAATTTGTTGGGAAAGTAGACGCATTTATAAAAGGTCAGTTAAATGACCCCGTATTTACCGAGTATATGACCCAACGGGCAGACGCTTTGTTTGTCCTTGGAAATGCCCTTAAACAGAACGGCTTGACAGACAAGTCAATAGAAATTGAAGAACAGGCGTTTCGGCCAACGTTATCGCCGAGCGCATTTATTGGATATTACAATACTCAGTTGAGAGCATTAAACAGGGCAGCAGAGGAAATGAATAAAGATTTTAAATATGATATTAAACCCAGAGAAACCGTTGCCCCTGGGAAGGGCGGGAAGGCACCGGCAGCAAACCCAAAAACCAATGACCCATTAGGGATAAGATAATGGTAAAAGAATTAGATAATTTTAGGGCAAAGTATCCGGACTACAATGACGTTGATGATGTCAAATTGGCCGGTATGCTGGCAAATAAATTCCCTGATGCCTATGGCGATCTCCCCGACATAGTGAAGATCATTACAGAAATACCTGACACAATGGTATCATCAAGGCAAGCAGGTATCGAATCGATCCGACCAGAAGGTACTGAAATATCAAAACCGTTTGAAAAGGTTGCCGGGTTGAAACTTGGATATGAGCCGGGTGACGGTATGCCGAGACCTGGGGCCGGTATTGTTGGGGCAGCAGCAGAAACCATCTTACCGGTTGGCGGCGCTCTTATTGGTGCGGCTGCCGCTGGTGGCCCTACCATGGGAGCCGGGGCAATATCCGGTTCAGGTCTTGGTTTTGCCATTGGTGAAAATGCGGCCCAAAAAACAAAAGAATTTTTAGGCTTAGAAAAACCAAGGCCCATAATTGAACAATCCATAGAAGCCGGGAAAGATGTTCTGAAAGGTTCAACCATGGAAATAGGAAGTCTAATTGCAATGCCTATAATTGGCAAAGCTTTTGACAAAACAGCGAAGCTTTTATTCGACGATCTTCCGCAGCGGCTTTATTCCAGTGCGATCAAAATGCCATTGACCAAAAGCTGGAAAAAGGTTCTCCCAGGTCAAGAGATAACCAAAAGAACTGCGGCAGTCAAAGAAGGCATTTCCAATAGCATAACTCCAAGTGAGTTTGGTCTTGCAAAAACGAAAAAACTTGAGAGAGAGACCAGAACCTTTATTGACAGTGTGACTAAAAAACTTTCAGAGAATCCGGAGCTTGATATTAAAGTTGCAGATGTCTTGAAAAACAGCCTTGATGCTTTGTATAAACAAACGAAGGGATCGGACCCGGTTGGGGCAAATAGTGCCATTGACGCAGTGAAGGAGGCATTTAAGGCCCACGGGGAAAGACTGACCCCCCACGAAGCTAACGCCATAAAAAGAAGGCTTTACGATGAAATAAAGTGGTCTGAAATGAACAGAGATTCAGGGCATGCAGTATCCGGAATATATACCAACAAGGCCAAGAAAGCGATAGCTAATGATTTAATGCGACAGATAGAGGTTATGTATCCTGAAATAAAAGGCATGAATCAAGCGGATGCGGCAAGAATTTACCTCACCGAAGCAGTTGAAAATTCATTGGGAAGATTGCAAAACAATAACATGGTCCCGCTTGGCGTAAAAGTTCTTTTATCGAATCCCAGGACATGGATACCAGCTATGTTCGAAGCGACCATTGGTCACCCACAAATTAAATCAAGGATTGCCTTTGCATTGGCAAAAGGGAACCCAAATAAATACTCTAAGCTTGTATATCCTGAAATGCCAAAGGGTTACGTACCGGAACCGATAGAAAAAGCTTCTGAGGTTTACCGATATTCGCCAGAACCACAATTTGCCAAGGCCCCTCTTCCTGGGCAATTAAAAACAATTACCCGGGAAGGAGAACCTGCCAGCTCGATAAAGAACAAAATGCAGGCAGCGAGGGAAGCAGAAGACCTTGAGAAACTGAGGCAGCTTGAAATACAATTTGGCCGGATAGAAAAGGAGAAAAACGCCGTAAAGGACTCAAAAATCGGAAGTCCGTTAACTAAGCCAAGGGATTTTGTTGGCGTAAAGGCCCCTCTTCCTGGGCAATTAAAAACAATTACCCTGGAAGGAGAACCTGCCATAAATATAGAGAACAAAGCGGATAGAACAGCAAGGCTTATGGAAGAAAAACGAATCAGGGAAGCTGAAATAATTAAAGCCAGGGAAGCAAAAGAACTGCCGAAAGATAACAAAATAGGAATGCCCTTGAGAAAACCTGATACCGGGTATTATAAATCGAAAAAGCCGTTATCGGTAGACGCTTTATTAAAACAGACTACCGGGTCCGGGTTGCCGGAAAACAATATCCTGGCTATAGATGAGGTTATGCCATTTGAACCAGTGATGCCACCTATAGGAGAGATAAAACCGGAAAAGATAAAAGTTACCGAAAATAAAATAACGGTTAATATCCCCAAAAAAGAAGCGGATGGGTTGACCCCAAAGCAACAGAAAGAATATCTTTTGAAAGAAACAGATTCTGCCATCTCTCAGGCTAAAACTCAAAGAAGGGATCTCGGTTATTCAAAAGATACTGAAATGGTGAATAAGAACTATGAGGATGCAAAGAAGACACAAGGGACAATAAATATAAAAGTCCCAGGTGATGGAGAGTTTACGATCCTAAACAACGCTGAATCATTAAAGGCTTTCAAACAAAAAGCTGAAAAATTTCCAGTAACATCCCTGACGGGGAAGGCGAATACGTCTTTGCCGACAAAACCAACCGGGAAGAGAGTCACCGGTTTTGAGGGTTATCACATTACTGATTATAAGGTAAGGAAAAGCCCTGGGGTGATAGAAAAAAAGGGCAAAGCAAGTTTTTATGGCGATGGTTTTTTTTCATCTGGCACATATGCAATAAAAACAGACAAGCCAAAAGTAAAGGGAAAAATAGAAGTATCCCCATACGACATGAAGGGAAAATTCGATATTACATCAAAAGAACTGGTTGCCGCCGATATTGGCAAGGAGGCTTATTTAGGTGCGGAAATCGGCATGGATGATGTTTTGGTTCACATAAAATCAGGAAAAAAGGAGAGAATGTTTAACACGAAGTATATTGATAATATTCTTTCCAAATATCCGAAAGCGAAAGCATTCTTCAGCGGGAAAGACGGAGACTATATGGTTTATTTCGTCGACAAGGGTGAAACTGTTGGTGTCGTTGCTCCATACAATGCAGACATACCACAAGCAATAAAAAATTTAGAATAAGGGGAAACTTAAATGTCAGAATTAACAACACTACTCGGAACAGCCAATATAACCTTAAATGCGACATCTGGAACGGCAGTTATCGCCCCATCAGGCATGGCATGGAAAAGTGAAACAATTGTCGTTGCAGTGCAGACGGGAGATTTGTTTGTAGGATGGAGGCGGGGTGTAACCTCTGCTGCCACAGCAACAGCCTTACAGCTTGAAGGTCAACAGAGCATGCCCTTTAAGGCGAATCCAGGGCAAACGATTTTTTATGCAAAGGCAATTTCCGGAACACCCACGCTTGAAATAGAATTTTACGGATAGGGGAGGGGCACATGTTCGAAATCGGGGACAATATAAGTTTACAAAACGGGGTCAACATTGGCGGGGTTGGGTTTCCCCCTATAGGCTTTTCGAACCCAACCTTAACCACTTCCTTGTCAATCCCTGCGAGTTCTCAGGCAAATGTGTTTTTCAATGCTGATGGTTATGAATCTCCGTTGAATTATTTAAAGGCATGGGTTAATACTGGCACAGGTACAGCCGGGTTGATAAAATGCCTAAATGGTGTTGAAACGAGTTTGATATCTACAGGGGTTACTACTACCACAAATGACATCGAAATAACTGTAGAAAAAGACCCTTCTGGATTGCATTCTTGGGTTAATGTGAATCACAACGGTTTACCACTTGGTTCACCACAAAAGATTACAGATGCTGCTTTGTTAAATAACAAACATCATTATCTAAGTGGTGATTATGGCGCAAGTATTCTAACAAAGCGTAGATATAGCGTTCCACAAGATAAGTTCATATTCTATGTAACCGGTACTCAAACTATAGATGGTGTGTTCAGGACGTTGGCCGGGCAGACAATTACGGTTGATTGGGGGGATGGAACAAGTACAAATTATTCCGGGACTACTGACCAGGTGTATACAAAGAATTATGGGGCTGTGGTAAATCGTAAGGTCACAATAACGAATAAGCAGTCAATGACAAAGTTCACGGCTACCAATACCACATCTAATATTTGGTTCAACTTGAATCAGATTCCTGCTGTTATGACTTACTTTACTTGCAATGGCCATCTCATGGAAATTACAGGGAATTTAAGTTCTATACCTGCTGTTATGACTACCTTTACTTGCAATGGCAATCTCATGGAAATTACAGGGAATTTAAGTTCTATACCTGCTGTTATGACTTACTTTTATTGCAGTGGCAATCTCCAGAGAATCACTGGGAATTTAAGTTCTATGCCTGCTGTTATGACTACCTTTACTTGCAATGGCAATCTCATGGAAATTACAGGGAATTTAAGTTCTATACCTGCTGTTATGACTACCTTTACTTGCAATGGCAATCTCATGGAAATTACAGGGAATTTAAGTTCTATACCTGCTGTTATGACTTACTTTTATTGCAGTGGCAATCTCCAGAGAATCACTGGGAATTTAAGTTCTATGCCTGCTGTTATGACTACCTTTATTTGCAGTGGCAATCTTGTGGAAATCACTGGGAATTTAAGTTCTATACCTGCTGTTATGACTTACTTTACTTGCAATGGCAATCTCATGGAAATTACAGGGAATTTAAGTTCTATACCTGCTGTTATGACTTACTTTTATTGCAGTGGTAGTTTAATAACAGTTACAGGATACACAACTCGCACATGGGCTAATAATATGAGGCGGGTTTATTTTATTCCTGGTGCAGGGTATGGTTTAACAGCCAGTGAAATTGACCAGTTATTGATTGATCTGGCCAATGTTGCAACTTGGGTAACAGAGAAGAGTATCAATATCTCTTCCCCGAATGCCGCAAGGACGTCTGCTTCGGATGCAGCATTTACAACTTTGACAGTAACTAAAGGTGTAGCGATTACTCCTAACCTTTAAAGGATAATATGATAGCCACATTTCAATTTAATAAAGATCAATGGACTTCTAAATCATTTGAGATCCATAAGGCAATTGAAGCCCTTTGTGGACCGGTAAGTTTTTCTTGCATGGGCCAGACAGAAACAACCTGGAACGTACAATTTATGAGTACAGATGATACTGACAGCAAATGTACTTCCTTGGATACACTTCAATATTTCTCAGAGATAAAGTTAGGTACAGAAGAGACTGGAATTGAAATAGTTCCGGTTAAATACATTTTTACAGAGGAGAATTATGAACCGCAGATGGACTGATAAGATAACGGTTGATGTGATTATTGTGTACACTGCAATTGTGTTCGCAGTAAGTTCTTTAATTTTTGCATTAATATTTTATAAATAGGAGATGCACATGAAGGGTGAGGGAGTAAGTACAGTGGTAAGAATGACTCAGGCAGAGGCATTTGGAACGCTTGGTCAATCGTTAGATGGTCATCAGATTGAGATAACGGATGGTGTTAACAAGGGCACATTAATGAATTCTGGTGCTGCCGGGTCCACGCCATCAATGCCGGTTACAGAAGCGTCTATTCAGACGATACTTGCGGCATCCCTTGTTAAGATCCAATTAACCGGGACGGGTGCTGTCCCAATAACAAGCGCATTACACAAGACCGCAGAGGTACATATTAACACGGGAGTTACATCCGTGACAATGGCCGTTGCAGCTTGGAGTGCAACAGCACCGAATATTTTAACAGTTGAATTATATAATGATACAGCGATTGCAATTCCGGTTACAATAGCCGGGTTCAATGGTGGACTCTCGCTTGATGCAGATGTAACCAATGATATAGGTGGAACTGGTACTCTTGTCACAATACCGGTTAATTCATCTGTTCAGATTTATGCCGATGCGGATGGATGGGTAAGGGCTAAGAAAACCTCTGAGGTCACCCATGCCAATATAACTGCACCAGGTGAATATAGTCCTGCAATCAGTGTAGCCAGGGTTAAAAAATTCGGGCCAACTGCGGTAGGGGAAGCTCAGTTAACAGCAAGGACTCTTAAGGGTGTTGT